TGCTGCTGCCATCTGATCTTGCGGGATAGCACCGTTGGGCTGCTGTGCTTGCTGATTTGGTCCTTGAGCCTGTGCGCCCTGTCCTGGTAGTCCCGGCTGTCCTGCTCCACCTGGAGCACCGGGATTACCCTGCTGCTTAGCCTGCTGCGCCTGAGCTTGCTTCTGTAGCATGATCTGATGCATCTGCATATGCACTTCGAAAGTCCTATGCGGATCACCTAGCTCTTGCGCTGACTGCTTATGCATAGCCATATGCTGCTGATGATTATCCATCTCATTAGGCGTAACGAGTTCACCCTGATAGAGACTTAGATTCTCTACCCTAGCGTCCTTAGCTAACTGCTTCCTAAGATCGATGAAGACATGCGGTGCAAGCCTATGGCCGAAAGTGTTCTCGACAAGCTGCTTGATGATAGGTACAAGACTGAGTTTGTACCCATCGTACATCTCGGGAGGTATACCCCTTAGGACATTCACTGCGCTGATCTGCTGCTGTACCTGTGACGCTACTCTAGCAGCTTCAACGCCAAACCAGCGTAGTTCCCACCTACGATGAAACTGTACAGGCTCTACTCGCTCCATGCTTGCGGAGATACCCATCTCTCCATACTGTCTAACGAGAAGTGCTGTGTCTCTGTGCTGATGATCCAGTTCGAGCATGCGTTGGAGCATCGGAGTAAGAATACCTTCCTCCAAATTAGTAACCGCATCTGAGGTTGTAAGGATATCAACTTGCTGTTCCTGCGCAATCTCAGCTTGATTAGGCTTCTTCTTTCCCAATGCTTGAGTGATAGCGGCTGGGCTAATAGATAGCGTTTGGTTAATCTCACTCTTTGCAGATGCGATGATTTCAAACGATTCTTTCCACAGCGCGGGGAACTGCGCGAACTGTGTATCATTAGGGCTCGTCTCCCATATAGCAGCAAGACTCATTATCATGCTGCCAATCTTGGGGTTCTTTTCAGGATCGGTCATGACAATAGGGAGAAGAGCATAGGCGGCGGAGTCCATGCCTTCGTTAACAGCGTCGTTCGCTAGTATCTGGAGGTCAGCTACGCCTGCGGATATCTTACTCTTACCCTTGAAGGAGCCTACAACCTTCTCCACTGGAGCCGATATGATAGGGAGCTTATCAGACCACCACGGGTTTCGCTTGCATGAGAGAAAGATTTCAGGACCGCCAAAGAACATCTTATAGATGCGCTTCTTAGCCTTCTTATCTCCTGGAAGCTTATAGGAGAGTTTAGCCCATACCTCGTAGACAAGCGCAAACGTACCGCGTGCATCTTTCTTAATGCCCGCAGCATCTGTCATTGCCTTAGCTGTATCTCTAGGTTGTCCGCCTTGCTGCTGCTCGCCCATTACAGAAGTTAAAGCTTTGCCTGCGTCTTCGTCTATAAGTCCGTCGGCAATCTTCTGTTTGATAGTAGCCTTAGACCAGCGGCGAAGGATTACTGCTCCGCCGCCTTTTTCTAAGGCTTCTTCAATTGAGTTGCTTGTAGCTGGGAAGACTGCGAAGTCTGCGTCTGAGATAACTTCGACAGAGGGATACTGGTGTGTAACTTCTTCTTCTACAATGTCTTCGACTTGTTCGTCTTCATCTTCTTGCAGTTCACCTTCCGCGAGTTCTATCTCTAGCGGCTTGAACTTCTTATAGACGACGTCGCGCTTATTCTCTATCCAATCTACGTAGATTGTGTACTGCCCTTCTACGTCGCCATTCTTAATTAGCGCCGGGATACACTGCGTTCTGAGCTTAGCTTTTCTGATGTAGTGTTCGATGAGGCTGACAAGACTGTTCGGTATATTTGTGTCTTCAGATATGACTTCGATGTTACGCTGAGACGACGGAAAGATTTGATTAGTAAATCTAGTCTTCCTAGCATTAACAGCGTTGTGCACAAGCGGGAGAAAAATTTTAGATGTGCCGTTATAAAACTGCTTCCCTGAGAGTATGCAGTTGTACATATCCCAATAGTCTAGGGTATTATTAGTTCTCTCTTGCTGCCCTGTGACAGCCTTCTCCACGTCAGCGTAAAGTTTGCGTAGCGTCTCCTGAAGCTCGGACTTATCGCACAGTTCTGTATCCCGAGAGAAAGGCTCGTCACCTTCCATCTCGGGTTTAGCTCTAGTCTTATCCGCTTCCTCGCGGAAGTTTTTAGGCTTTTTGTGCGCCACTGGGGGTAACTTCCACGTACAAGTCTATGTTAAACTTCTCAGGTAGCGAATTAAGCAGTCCTTCAATCTTAACTATAACAGCTTCAGTGTTACCATCGTTACGGTCTACTGTTCTAGTCGCTTCAGTGCGGATTGCTCCTAGCACTGTAGCCATGATTTCCCGTGCTTTCATTGGTCTACCTTTGCGGAGCGGTATCGGCGTCCATCAGGAGTGATCGCATATCCTAAACCGCTATCTTCAGTATCGCTCAAATTAGAGCTTGACAGCAATGATAAAAGTGCTTCGAGTCCGTTCATCGTTACGCTGTATGGGTTTTCAGCTGGAACCTTGGCCAGGGCGCCCGTCCGATCCGTGGAGAAGGCATAGCCACCCGCTAAGGCCCTGAGGACGAACGTGGCGGCCGGATCGACCTTGAACGCGCGCTCGCCCCTTATAGAAGAGCGCAAGAGGCGGCGGGCTTGCTCCATCCCCTTGTGAAGGTCGCCACCCTGCATGAGGGAGGTGGGGATGGCCCGCGCAGCGGCCCTCAGTCCAATGTTGTCGTAGTGGGTGAAATGCTGCCTAGGAGCAATAAGCTTAATTGGCTTTCCTCCGGTGAAGAGTTGGGCATGCTGCACTGCTTGAGTAAGAGTAAGCGAAGGGTCGCCTTCTGCGACATAGTCGAGATAGATTCTAATTGTTCCTCTAGCGAACTGGCATAGTATCGCTGTAAGACTTGTTGCAGTTGCGTTAACTGCGAGGTAGAAAGGCTCGTTAGGAATTTGTCTAAGCTCTGGCTCAACATGTTCGTTAGTGAAGTCTTCATATACCGGCGCTCCTATTCTAAGTCTGGGGGCGTATGCCAGTGCGTTGGGTACGTCTATTCTTCCTGTCGGGAAGTTTTCAAGTTGGGAGGTTAGGGTCTTATGGTCGTCGGGGGTTCCTACTAGTACTACTTCGGACGCTTTGAAAAATGGTTCCAGAGCCTTGATGAAATCGATCTTACCTTTTGGCGCTCTGACATCTTTAATTGGGAGCACGGTGTTGCGTTTAGCCGACTCTTGTCTAAGCGGCTGGAGTATAAACTCTTCAAGTCCATCTTTCTCGATGGCAATGAAAACGGGGCTATACTTCTCATTAACTGTAAAGATGTGTTCAATAATCTCAGACGGTTGCCAGAAGTTACCTCCCGACTCCCATACCACCAGCTTGTTACCAATCCACGAGTATACGACATAACCTGTATGCGCGGACGTTGCTTTAACTGTTCTTGCGGGATCGTAGATTGCAAAGACGGCTTCGTAGCTACGCGAGTGCGGCGCATATTTAAAGTACTCCTTCTTAAAGACTTTGAGTTCGTTTGATGTTGACTGCAAGAGGTACTCCCTGTTAAACATGTCTAGCTCGCCGGCGTCTTCATAGGCTTTTCTAGTCTTGTTGATCCACGGGAGGGGGTAGCGTTCTTGCCATGATGCTTTCTCCTCTCCTGTATGTTCGTCCTTGTGTTGAATGGGCACTACTATGGTCTGCCAGTCCGGTAGCTTGCTGAAGGTCACGCTGAGGGCTTCCTCGTCTAGCGGCGTCGCATTCATCCTCACTAGTGCTTCCGGGTCTAGGGCTGGGAAGAACTCGCCGAAGTACCATCGCTTTATCTTTGCTCTTGCTGCCGGAGTCCATGCATCTTCTCTCTTTTCAAGATCGTCTAGTAGTGCGAAGTCAGGTCTGAACTGGAGATACTTAATACCTCTAAGGTCCTGCCCCTGTCCGATAGCTTGTATCATTACTCCATTTGAAAGGACTAGCTTAGTGTCAGACCAGACTGGTCCTACCTGTTCCCCGAAGAGGGAGATTAGTCTTTCGTTATACTGTAGTTCATGTCTTATCGCCATAAGCCTTTCTGAGGCTCTTGTTTCGTTAGCGCCAACAATTACAGCGTTATTAAACTGCTTGAAGTTAGCTCCTATGGCTAGACATTCTTCTGCGATGGAGGACTTAGCGCCACCACGGAATATCCAGTATAGGAGTTTGGGGATTAGGGGGTTGAAGAAGGACTCCTGGTAGAGGGCATGAAATGGGGGTGTTGCGTCCTTGTGCCTGTCTTTGAAAATGATTTTGTGGGCTGCGGGTCTATTGGTTCGGCATTTGGATAGGGCTTCTCTTAGCCTTTCGTTTGGGTCTGTCATTCCGCTTCTCCAAAGGTAAAGGCTTCTGCTAAGTCTGATTCCAGCTCTTGCGCTGTA